CAAAATGTCAAACGTCCCAAACTTTGTGCAAAATGTCAATAGACACAAAATATAGTGCCCACGCCCCATAGGGTAGGGGGAGTGGGCACACAATGCCGAATATTAGTTGCTGCTTGCCGGGGGCACGTTGGTTGCCTGATTGTTACTGCCCGTGTTTACCAGCAGATTGTTATTGCCTACGGTAGACACGTTGCACCACTGGCAATAGGACGCATCCCCGGCCACATTGATATTTCCTGTTTGCGTGTTACGGGTGTTACATACGGCAATACGCGCCCCACCTGTAACAGCGATGAAATACGTGGAAGGGCCGTCAAGTAACGCGTTAGTCAATACGACGTCGGTTGCATTGTTGAGCGAGATAAAATCATAGGTGCTCGTCGCAGACGACCCGGCAACCCCGTTGATCGTCAAACGGCAATAGCCCTCTACGAGAATACACCGGTATGCGGACCCAACACCTACACACCCAATATCGGTAATCTGGGCGTCCTCCTTAGCACCAGAGCCCACCAAATAGACGAGATTGTCAATCAGGTGATCGGCAAAAATGCGGTTTATATATACGTGACGGCTGAACCCTGTGCTGTGCGTGTAGTAGATGACGTTATTCCACGGCCCCACACACAACCAATCTTCAAACCATCTATCACCGGCTTGGCCGTCTGCGGTGGTATCGGACAGTACAATCGCTTTAGAGATGCCTTCCGAGAAATTGTTGACAACAATGTGCTGTAATTTCAGGCCCGTATTGCCGCCAGTGTTAAACTTGTTAAATACAGTAACATTAACGGAGCCATTTGTACTGTACTCAAAATTTTTAATCAACATGCCATTGTTGTTAGCGAAATCTACTGCGGTAGTGAACCCGTATACGCTGCAATCTTCAAGAGTAAAGAATCGCGCCCACTGCACTTTAAATGCAACGCTTGCGGCAGTTGCAGGGTTCTTCAGACCGACGGTGACGCCCTTGAAGGTCACATTTTCAAGGGTGCCGCCATAGTCGACGTTGCTGTCTTGCGCACCCACGACAGAAAACGCGGGGTTGACGGCGTTGTTAAAAATAAAATAAGGAATCAGCACGGCACGGGGTCTGGATGCTGCACCGATAACGGTAGTATCCCTTTTAACGGTGATAGTGTCAGTGCAATAATACTGCCCCGTCAGGATGATTGGTTTATTAGCGTTTGCAGCCTTAAAAGCGGCTTGAATTGCTAACGTATCATCCGTAGAGCCGTCGCCCTTTGCGCCGTACATTTCGGGGGTAACGAACACCCCCAAATCGACAGTTGTTTTTTTAAGATCGTCAATAGCGTCCTCCCGGGCCTGTTTCTCGTTGTTGATGGCTGTCTGAAGGCCGCTGTCGGCATCCTCCCGGGCCTGTTTTTCGGCGTTGATGGCTGTCTGAAGACTGCTGTCGGCGTCCTCCCGGGCCTGTTTCTCGTTGTTGATGGCCGTCTGAAGATGGTTGTCGGCATTCTCCCGGGCCGTTTGCTCGGTGCTCAAGCCCTCATTAAACACGGTGATAAGGTAGTGCAAAACTTCATTTGTGGAGCTGCTCACGCAGTTAGAGCCGGGCACGTAGGCGTCACCGGCGATCATTGCGCGGGTGACGCGCACCAGCGCCCCGTTGACCCACACAAGATCGTTGACAGCTCTTGCAGCTGTAGCGGTGGGGCTGTGGCCCTCATCGTTGGGAGTGATGGCCTTTTTTACATCGGCCCAAAGCTCATCAAAATTGCCAATTTTTGTCCAAAACTCCACACGATCCAGAGAAACACCGGAGGGCACCGGCTGCACGGAAAGGTATGCGTTGCCGTTGCTATCCACCACAACCGTGTTCGCCTCGTACTGACTGGTGATGCCCCACTGGATGGGGTCCGCATACTTGATTGTGGCTAAGCTGACGAAATTCGTCAGTTTGGTATTGAACTCGTTCAACGTCTCCATAATCCAATCAAGATTGAGGTCATGGAAATTGGTGTAGGGTGCTGTGTGAATAGGATTGATGTTACCCATTTTATTGCATCTCCTTAATATACCAGCAAACAAAAGTTTGCCCGGATGTCCGTAACGATTTTATGAACGGCATTTTCCATTGCGAGGGTCAACTCTTTGGCAATAAGGTCCTGCGGGTCTCGTCCCGCCCGGCCCTTCTCGGTCACGGTGTCATTATAGCCGTCGTGCAACTCCGAGGTGTTGTTATCGGTGGTTGTCTGATCGGTGGTGGTCGTGTCCGTGCCGCTGCTGGTAATAGTGTTTCCAGTACCGAGGGCCGTCGTGCTTCTCTCCGCGGTTTGCAATGTCCCGCTGTCAAACCCCGTAACGTCCCGGGTGGTGCTGTCACTGCCGTTATTCTGGCCGGTGGTGGTCAGGTTCGGCGTGCGGGTCGTCGTTCCCTTCACGCCGTTTGTGCGGTTGATTGTGCCCCCGCTGGTCCCTGCATGATCGGCGGTTCTGGTTCGGTCATCCGATGCCAGAGCGTCATATTTAAGGCCCAGGGCTGCCGCGTACCGGGTCCAGCTCGGAAGCATGGTTTCAGAATAGACGCCCAGAGCCCTGCGCATCGTGGGGCCGTCCGCATATAATACCTCCAATTCCAGCGTATCAAACAGTAATTGATTGCAGACAGCGTCTTTAGAGACATTGTCAGGGACTTTCAAGTCGTCGAACAGTTTCGGGTATCTTGCCAACAGGCCGTTAAAGCTCAATGTTGCGTGCATTGTTGTTCACCTCCTGCGCCCCAGTGTCGGGCGGAAAACGCCAATCGACCCATAAAGTAGATTTGTCAATTCCAAAGAGCTTGTGAACCCGCTCACAACCGCGCTGCAAGCTATCCAACCATAGCGACGCTTTGGCGGCTGTCTCAACATTGTTAGAATTGACTTCGTCAGTCAGCATCCGCTCTTTCTTGCTTGTGTTGGTGTTGGGGATGCCTACTTCAGTATCGAACAGGGCTTTAATGGTTTTAAGGGCTGTCAACAGTTCGTTGGTGATGAAGTTCCCTTTAAGGTCTGTCGCAAAGTACATCCAAGGGGCTTGCCCGGATGCCCCATTTTTAGGCGCTTTGAGCAACGAGGAATCCACAAACACGGCGGGGTCACCCTGCATGATCTGGTCGAACATCTTTTTAAAAGATTCTGCACCGGCCTTGTTACCAGATGCAAACACATACGCTAACCGGCTGTTTATTAAATTGCTCTGGATGGTCTGGGCAGCAAGGGCCATCATATCCCCATAATAAGCCACAATATCCACCATACCGCGGTAATCGGGCTGCAAATTGATGATCTCGCACTGTTTCCCGATCTGCAAATAGGGGGACCCTTTAATAAAAGGGTTTGCAATGATGGAGTGTGTCGGATTATAGAAAATGTTGATGCCGGTTAGTCCCATTCGGTCATATACGAGGCCATAACGGTCTGTATTAAACACCGTAACACCGCCGGAACCGAAAACAAGATACTGCAAGCGGTTACTGGGCCATGTTTCGGGCAATGTCCACCGAACCATAGACACGGCCTCAAGGAACAGATATTTTCGGAAATAATAGGATAAGCTGTTTCCTTTTGTGTGCATCACGGAGGGAGTCACCGGCGACACATGAGCGTTGATCTGCTCATAGCTGTAGGGAGCACTCACAACAGACGGCCTCCTTTCGCCATCTTAAACAACAACCACACCGGCAATTTACCAGTAGGCCACGGGCCCGGCCCGGGGTCAGGGCCCGGCCCCGGCCCCGGCCCCGGCCCAGGCCCCGGCCCAGGCCCCGGGCCAGGGTCAGGGCCCCCGCCGGAGTCCCATTCTACCTCCCATGTGCCGACCTGATTCGGGATTCTGATAATGCTGGACGGGTCCCTCAGGTTTCCGGCGGCATCGGCGTACTCCCAATGCGTGTGAATGCCTGTAGCGTTTCCAGTTCGGCCCTGCGTGCCTATAAACTGCCCCTTGGAAATGGTGTCACCCACGTTCCAAATTTGCGAGGCAAAATGCGCGGCTCGCCATGTGGTGCCGTCGGCCATCCGCACCTTAATCATATTGCCCCATGACTGATCGCCCGAGGTGCTGCCATTCCAGTGCTGCGCCACGACCACAACGCCCGCCTCGGGCGCGTAGGCTTTATGATTGCCGTGGACCGTGTCAATGCCCCGATGGGGACTGCCATCCGAGTATGCGGGGTAGCCTGCTGTTACCCGGATGGGGGAAACATCCGTAATGCACTGTTTATATGTCAAGATTAACGCCTCCTACTCATAGAAAAAACCGTTTTTGAGATAGCTTTTAACACTGTCTATCTCTGCCGCTGTGGCATTGAGCGCAATGTCTGGATCATCCACCATGATAAACCCCGGAATTGTGGACAACTGTACCCGCTTACACAGGGGCCTTCCGTGGTCCTCATTGTTGTCGTCCACAAGAATTTTAAAGCGAGCGACAATATACGGTACCGAATCAAAAGCTATTGTAGAACCAGTGGCTCCCTTACTTGCAACATCAGCATTGGTTGCTTGTGCAGCATTTAGAATACCGTTTCCGACGTCTGAGAAAGATCCCCCGGTTAATGCTGCTTGGAGACCTCCGAACGCAGCAGCAATACCCGTTTGCAGCAGTCCTCCGCCCGATGGTACATCAAATGTAATATTTGAAAGTTGAATAGGTACCCCGAGTTTAGCGGTTGTCTCGTGTACTAGCTGCTTTGTATCAGTAAACACTCGCAAGATACTGTCGCCGGTGAAAAGATCCACCGTATACTGTATAGATAATGTTGCAGCGCCCCACAATTTAGAGGCATCAAGGGGAATTACTCCAAATGGCTGCAAGAAGATAGTGTAGTCCGTGTAAGGGGAGGCATTGCAATACCCTCCACGACTTGCCGCTTGTGGGTGCTTTGGGATACCCGCACTTACCGATTTTGTTAAATTGTTGTTATCTGCTCCCAAAATCCAGCAAGGGATGTCTATGGACCACCACCCAACATCCACCTTGGACACAAGCGGCAAATGCGCGGTGAGTTTGGCAACATCAAATGGAAAGTAATTACAACTTACTATATACTGATACGGATTAAAAAGTACTTTTGTTAAACTATCGCTAATTTCTGCATTATCAATACTAAGATATGACACATCGGTTAGCAATTTAGCAGATAGTTTTTTAGCATTTCCAGGAGTCATTACTACATAGGTAATGGCACCAATGGAATTTGCAGCTTTGGCTATAAACCCGATAACAAAAAAGCCCCCGCTTATTGTTTCGGAAAAACCGCCTTGAAAAGCGCTTGTCACACTCCGTACTTCGGTTGTTGCTGGATATAGGCCGTCTGAAATGGTGCCGTTATACTTTGCCGACGATCTAACCACATATTCGGTAGAGTACCCGATCTGGTCGCGGTAGCTTGCCAGCGTGTCAACAGTCAGCGAGGCATTCCAGAGCCCATCGGCATACGTCCAATTTTTAACCCAGTAATACCGGCTGAATGTGGGAAGGTAGCAATAATTGTACCCGGTGGGGTCGTTTTGTGTTGCAATCTTGATCTCTGGGTCAATGATATTACAAGGGGCTTTAAGGTCAATTCCGAACCCCTGCCCACCGCTGGGCCGCTTTGTGCTGTTTGTGCGCTTTGCAAACTGGTAGAAAATAGCTTGCATTTTGCACCTCCTATAAAATAACCGGCGGGCAGATGCCCGCCGGTGCCGGTCAGGACTTCGATGGGTCCGCGTCCTTGTGCGTGGTGGTTTTCAGGGTGGAGGCTGCTTCGCTCGTGCCGGGAGCAGTGACGTCTCCGGAGGTCATGAGGAACAGAACGGAGTTCTCGGTGAAGTCGTCGTACCACGACCATCCGTAGTGATACCAGAAGTTTGTATACAGGCCGCGGGCGTTCATGGGGGTCGGAACCACGCGGGACAGTTTCGGAGTGTATCCGATTGCATCCCAGTCCAGCAGACATCCGAACACATTGGACAGCTTAACCGCGGCATTCTTGGATGCCACACCGGCGGCAGTGGTCACAACAGGCGTTGCGGAGATGGTCTCGCGCTCGTCAATGTTCTGCCAGAACGTGACCTGCTCGGCATCGCGGTATTTCAGCATGTTGTCATGGAAGACCTCGGGAATCACACGGGCGTCGATCTGGCTCTGTGTGCCACTGTACAGATATAGATGCTGACGATCATACGGAGTATGGCGCATGATGTTGTACGTCGTGCCGCCGATCTCCCAATTCTGGTGCCAATTGATGGAGCGCTCCTTCATAAGGCGGGAAATGTCGTTGATGCGGCCATATGCGTACTTTGCAAAACCCGGGAAGTTCGCTTCTTTGTACACGTCCTGCACAGTCAGGCTTGTGCCCTGCTGGGCGTTGTACTCGTCGAGCAGATAAACGACACTGTGGGGGCTGGTCACTGTCATGCCGGTCAGATGATTGGCCATCAGGTTATTGGCGAGGTTGCGTCGGTCTGCCTCGATCTGGTTAGAAAGGTGCAGCACGAAAGACGACCAGAACTGCGCCAGTTCCTCGGGGCCCTTGAACGCCGCTTCCATCTGGGTATCGGCCTGCGTATACACGCGGCTGTAATTGGTCTGGCCATAATAGTTAGTCTGAAGGACTTTAGGCTTGTGGACTTCGTACATATCCACGCTCTGGCCATCCTCCAGCGCCCACGCCTTGTCGGTGACGGGGTCAGTGTCGCAAAAATTGATCTTCCGCACATGATTCGACCAGTCGTCGCCCGTAACCTGCAAGCGCTTCAGCGGGGCATCGTAGGGGCGCACGGCAAAAATGGTGCGGCCCAACACCTGGCTGATCGCCTTGGTGTAGTTGTCGGTACCGGTCAGCAGCGTGGCCTGAGCCACAGACACAAAACTAGACGTGTCCACGATAGGCGACGTCGGCTCCTGGCCAGTGGCCATCTTGTTGATTTCCGTCAGAATTGCGGCAATGTCCGCAAAATCCATACCAAGCGGCATATTACTTAACCTCCGTTCCATAGGTCGGGTCGATAATTCGGGCCGTCACCGTTGCGGCGTCTGCCGTCGGCTGCTGCTGGATGCCAAGGCCCAGCGCGTTTGCCTGCAACGTCTGGGTCATAGTCTGCATTGCTTGCGCGGTAGTCTGCTGACCCTGCAAAAGCTGCTGCAACAGGGTCTCAAGGCCATCATACTGCGGCGCGGGCTGCGGGACGGGCTGCGGTGCGGGCTGCGGGACGGGCTGCGGGACGGGCTGCGGGACGGGCTGGGGCCTCTCCATAGCCTCTATCTCTGCTTTGGTGTATCCGGCCATTGCGAGGGCTGCTTTTTCACTGATTTTCAATTTTGGTCGCCTCCATTACAACGTATGTGTCATGTGCCAAGCATTTAATAACTTGGTCTTTGTCTCCTTTGGTGACCGGGCCCACGGCGCAACACTGCCGCGTGTGGGCGACGTTGGCCCAGTCGCTATAATAGCCGATGTTCAAACGAGTACACAGGTCAGCCAGCAGAAACGCGCGCTCGTTTGTGATCGACTGGGCAAAAATGATATAACAACCCATAGTTAGCTTTCCTTCTTGATCTCGTCCAGGGCAAGCCTCATTTCGGTAATAGCCGCGGTATTCTCCTTCACAACAGTATTGCACTGATACCACATCAGCAGAAAAGCGGCGATAGGAAAACCCACGTTAGAAATAGCCTGAATTACAGTATTAGCATCCATTTTGCGCACCTCCCTTATAGATACAAATAAATCCCAGGTTCACGCGCTGGCTGACGCTTGCCCGCCCCTTCTGGGGGCTGCCTATGGGCACCTGGGATTATCTTTAATATATATCACCCGTATAAAAAAGTCAAGTACCGCAATACTCGCGAAAGAAAATTTCATCCGAGTACCGCTCAAACTCAATTTGCCGCTGCAAGTATGCGGGCCAGATATACCCATACGCGGCCCTAAAACGTTTCCGCTCATAGTCGCCGGTGCCGTACGTGGGCATTTCGCCAGACCTGTGCCGACATACATAATATAGGGGCTTGCTCTTATGTTCGTAGATGCAGCACCGGCCAATCTGAACAAGTGGGTAGTATTCACGCAAAGGCCGGGACACAACCAAACTCTTTTCTTCCGCACTATACTGGTTTTCAATAGCTGATCTATAAAAGTCTGTGCCGCTCATAGACCTATAGAGGGCCGTATTTGCTTTTTCCTTTGCGACGGGACTATCGACAAGATCGACCAGCAAGACGCCCTTATCGGCCAACAGCTTGACGCGCTCTCTCTTGCCGATCATCTTCTCTACTGTGTCTGTAATTTCCCATTGCATATAATAGGGGTTCGCCATGCCAACAGCGTTCGACATACACAACAGCGTCAGGGGCTTTTGCCCTTGCAGTTCGCGGTTACGGTTGACCGTTTCATAAATGTTGGCAAGGCCCACGCCCTCGCCGCGTCGGTAGTAGTCGGATTCTTCTTTCTGGTATTCGTCCAAAATAATTATATTGGTATGGGGGCTTGAAAAACCACGAGTACGGGCCAGTGTGACAACGCTTCCCACAACTCCCGACATCTGGGCCGGTTTAATGGGGCTTCCTGTATCGGTATAGGCCCCAGCATTGCCCACTTCATAGAGACCGGCAATTTTTGGCAATTTGAACGGCGCATAATGTGCTTGCAAATCATCGTTCAACGGAGACCACGGCCACATACTGGGTGAAGCGCAAATGAGCTCCGCTTGCTGCGGAGTCCTACGCAAATACAGAAATTCTTCCCCGGTCTGGTGGACGTGCTTTAGCGCTCCATAGGTCTTGCCGGTACCACGTCCGCCCCATATAAAAATAATAGGCGCCCCGGTTGACAAAATACCGTCCTTTTCGGAAAAATTCGGCCATCCATCATCGGTATAAAGTTTAATCATCAGATAACCTCCATAATCTTGTACCCTAGTATCTTTGCGTATTCGTCAGTAATACCCAACGTGTAGGTATTATCACAAATACACAGGTTTCTTGTTATGTGCACCGTGTGCCCGTCAACCACAAAATCGGGCACATTGGGGCGATCATTATAAATAACCTGATTTCCTGCCGCCAAACAAAAAATAAACCCGGGCTTAAACACTTCAAAACCGCCCCATAGGGCCAGCTCCAAACCGCCTTTCCGCTTGCTGACTCCTGCTATGGTAGTAGTGATCGGCCCGCCCTTTTTATAGGTAGTCGCGTATTTTTTAGCGCCCCACGTCATAAACTCCGCATAGCTACGCTCTTGCTCATACACACCCATGTAATGAGTATTGCCTTTTGGGTCCGTAGCACACGCGCCATTATCTTTCGCAAGCTGTTTCACAGATTTGTTAAACTCCGCTAAATCAATATCGCCCATGTATTTGACGCTGTCAGTGTCACAGTACACACCATTCTTGCCCGCGGCCCATTGCGCTATTTTTAGGCGCTTGCGAGTGTGGGCCGTTGTCCATACGCCCCATTGGTAGGGCAAAAACAAGTGGGGGCGGTGGTCGTTATAACTGCCCTCCGGGTCGTCGGTGCATTCGCTCCAGAGATTGTCGGGGTCGTCCTCGTCAAAAAGTGTGTCCAGCTGCAAGGGGTCTTGTGCGGTCATGCCGTAATAGCTGTTTAAATCGCCCTTGGCCTTGACATAATACAAATCTTGTCCGGCCACACCTTTAAGAGATGTCTTGCCGGTGTAACTCTCTTTTACACAATCCGTCAAGGGCTTTGGCAATTTGCCATAGTCGGACGTGTACAGGTCCATAACGTTAAGAGCGTCCCAATCATACTCTTTGGCAATGATTCTAAAATCTATATCGGTTATGGTGATCTCAAAATGTTCAGCAGACAGCAAACGGCCATTGTCGTTAATGTATCCTTCACAATGCCGAACCTTCGCAAGCGGGATATATGGGAACCCCCACCACTTGAAACGCTGACGCAAACCTTTCACTTGCAAGCGCATCAGACACGCCTTGCCGTGCCTCATACATTGCATCAAACGCTCTACGGTGGCCGGTTCCTGCCTGAATGGAGTCATAGGAAAATAACATTCACATTGCACAGCGGGGTACGCGCTCGACATATCCACGGAACCGACGTTATCCAAATGGAGACCCACATAATAGCGGTTGGCGTGCGTATCACCGCCTCGGAATGCCTCGCGCAGCATTTGATACAATTCCCACGACGGCAGTAAACGCTTGACCCGTTTAATGCCCCATTTGTACATAGCTTCGCGGGCCATTCGTCTGACGTACCCGGTACGAGTCAAGGGCAAAGTATAAAGGTCGTCGCCGTCTCGGTTCATCTCAATTAACAAGCACTCTACAATACACCGAACATCGTTAATACAATACGCTAATTCGGTAGATGTCAGGGGAGTCCAAGGATACCGAACTTTTGAATAATCAAGCGCACCGGTCAATTTGGCATGAGGGGCTCCTAGCTGTTTGCCCCAGGCATCAAGGGACAAGTTACTGTGTCGCATACTGCACCGGTATTCGATGGCCCTATTATCACATTTTAGAACCCTACGCGGCTTGCTGGCAAATACCTCGCCCGGGCCAAAATCCAAAACCCCTGACAAATATTGAAATTCATGGGCAAGATTGTGAACGTACATACACAGAAACCAGTCACCTTGAGGCCCGCTGCTCGCTTGCAAATAGTCGCTGATTGCACCTGTAAAATTCAACCACTCGTCCCACGTCCTACCAATAATGGTAATATCCAGACCGAGTTGACACTGCCAAATATACATTATGGTATGGGGATTGTCGTCTGCATCAACACATACTCGGCTAGTCTCAATATCAAACGCACACGGCATATTCACATATAAGCGCTTCTTGTTCGTTTTGCGTTTCTTGCCTTTTGTGTGTTTGCGGTCTAGATGCTCCATAAGCCACGGGACAGGGTTGTAATTACAAGCCTCCGCCGAAACCTCCGCGCAGGTCGGCGGAACTGCTGCCGTCGCTGTAGTCCCATTCTTCACCATAGTTGACCTCGCCTTGCTGCCACTTTACAAAATCGTCAATACTGACATTGTAGCCGCCTTTCTCGCGCCAGTACATAACCGGCTGGTCGGACGGATAGTAGTATACGCCCGATGCTTTTACGATCTCCCACCATTCCGACAAGGCCGTGTACTGATCCTCGGGCACGTCGGCTACATCAATACCGCTAACTTTCATTTTTTGCGTAAATTCTTCACGGGCACCGCCAACGGTGGAACCTTTAGAACGCACAAAACGCGCTACATCTGCGAGCGCCTGTTCCAATGCTTTACGGTCTCCGCGCATTGCCTTTAGGGTGGGAAAACCTCCGGCAAATTCTTTATAAACGTCGCTTGTGCCGCTGATGGGGTCCGCGGATAGGCGCTTAATACGCTTCTGCGCAATGTCACGCAATCGGGTGTATTCTTTGCGCATCTGATTATCTGGCCAAGACTCCAAGGCATAGGGGGTATACAGCTCGGCACTGTATTTAAGGGTTGCACTTGCTTTAGCTGCGCCTACTGCCATGTTTCTTACGCTCCTTTCTATCTAAGATCATATAATACCAGTCCAGAGGGTCCGCTTCAATGCCCAATCCGTTGAAAATGATTTTGGCCCATTCAGAGCGGAAAAACTCAACATCTTTGGATGCGACTCCACTATATACAATGGCAGAGGCAAGATATATCATGGAGTCGTCACAGTTCAGCAAGGATACTCTGTTATCTTTACTTTTCATGGGGCCTCCTATAATAAATAAGGCCGCCGCATGTGCGGCGGCCTTAGGTTAGATCAAACCAGATTCAAAGATAAAACCTGCCCTTTTTTGGTGCTAATAAGCACAGGTTTGATCTTCACCGGCTCCGTCCACGTGTCAGGGGTACCGAGCAGCGTAAACATACGCTTAAGAGACTGATACACGCCCACAGAGACACAGGCGTAAGACTGCCCGTCCTCGGTGATGAGGACGACACGCGGGGCAACCGCTTTGCCCTCGGGGACGTCGTCCTTGCTGACCTCCACGCACTCAACAGAGACATGGACCAGCGACAGAACCTCATTGACATGTTCCTTCAGCTTGTTGGCGGGGTTGCTCGTAGCATTGTAGAATGCAACCGCGGCAGAGCGGTTAGAAAGATTCATGTCGGTATACCCGACGCCGGTGTTCATCACATCGGACACCATCATAGCACCGTTGTTTTCGGTCTTCATCATTGCTTCAGACATAATACAAAACTCCTTTCAATATGTGCCCTGTCATTATCAATACCGGGTAGGCGGTCCCGATAGACGGCCCGGAGGGCCGTTTCGACTCATTTATTGTTGTATAAGGAGTACAGGGCCTTTACACCATCGCGCACGCGGGCCGCGCCCTCATACATGAGATCGGCTGACAAGCAAGTCCCTTTGAAACCCTCAAGGATGCTAACTTGCTCGTCACAATGAGCGAGGGCCTGCCGATACCCGGCCAACCATGCACGATCATTCGCGGCTCGGATGGATTCTTTGGGGTCCTCGTACTCGCAGCACGTCAAAGTGCCGTCGGAGTGCATCTCAATGATGAATTTACGCATTTCCATTTGTGGAATCTCCTTTCGTCTTAATGGATTATATATAGTATACCACATGTTATATTGTATATGTTGCCATAAACATTGCAAAAATTGCGGCACTATATTTTGGGACTATTGACATTTTGCACAAAGTTTGGGACTATTGACATTTTGCACAAAGTTTGGGACGTTGGCTGGTAAACACGGGCAGTAACCAATCAGGCAAGCAACAACTAATATTCGGCAT